TCATACTTCCTGTTGTGAACTGAGGAGTGACAGTATTGGCTCTAGCTATGCTGGGTGCACACAGAGCTAAAAGCAGAATTAATTTCTTCATGCTTTTGGTGTTTGTTTCTTTGCCATAGGGCATACAGGTGGTTTTCCATTTCCATTTTTTCCAGTCGTCAAGCCGAATGTGGCTAGGGCTCCCGTAAATACGCTTGCGACAAAAGTGATATCTGAGTTACCAGATTTCTTCACCATTGGTATCTCAACGTAGTTAAGAGTGATAATAAAACCAGACCAGACAACAACGCCTAGTCTGACTACAGTTCCCAGAAATTCAATTTGATGTTCTTTATCTTCAGCTATATCTCTTACTTTGCCTAAGAAACTTTTTTCTTTGACTGGCTTATCTTCTTCCATGTAGTTTTAAGTATTGGTTTCATTGCAGTCACTACATATTTAAATGCTGCTGTAGCTGTAAGAGTGGCAGCCACAGAAACGACTGCTGTAGTAGAAGCCGTTATTAGTATTTCGTTTTCAGGTAAAGGTACATCAAAATCTATTATTGGAATATTGACATTCCTTATACCTGTATCTACTTCATCTGTAGCTTCAGCTTGTACTCCTTCTGGTTCTCTTAAGTCACTAGGTGGTACAACTAAAGGTTTATAAAAAGGAACATTTCCTGTAGGTAAAGGTATTGATATTGTTTCTATATTTTCTACGTTCGGGATTATGATGGACGGGATTTCCATGCGTCTTTTATTTCATCTGTCCAAGCTGCATCACATATAGCTTTAACCTCTGCTGGTTCTTTGCTGACGTCTGCATCTGGATTTAATACATATCTTTCAAAAGATCTTGTAAGTTCTTTGTCATCTTTTGTAATGACTGTTGCTTTTCGTACTTGTACGTTTTTATATTGACCGACAACTTCTATCTTGTCGTATTCGATTGATTCGCTTAATGCCATTATGATGTTAAATAAGTAAACATGCCGCTGAGTTGAGCAGCATTATATGAAAAACCGATACCACTACTATTAGTTTGTAAAAAACTGTTATCAGCTAATAAAACATATAGGTCTGATCCGTTAGCTACAACTTTAGTTATGTTTTGGTTTTGGGCGGCACCTGGGAAAGCTACACCACCACCACCTCTTATACCGTTTGCACTTGGTACGTCGGCAGTAAAAGGTAAACCACCTACATCTAGTCGTCCACTTTCACCACTAGAACCGTTAGCAGATATAGCAAACATACAATGAACAACTCTACCTATTTTTACATAGTTACCCCAAGCTGTTAATGTATTAATACTTCCCGAAGCTGGTGCCCAAGTAGGTGTCCAAGTTCCTTCTTCATAGTCGTCAAGTGCGTTGGCTGTTGCGGTGTCTCCGTTGAAGGTTATACCTCCTGTACTTGGAAATCTAACTTTTTCAGATTGATCTTTATTGTCCAATCTTAAAATATACTGAGTTCCAGTTCCACCGCCAGAAATATAAGCACCAAATCCACTAGCGTTAGTATTTCTTACAGCAAAATTAACATCAGCACCGCCATCATTTGCTACAACTCTTAATGCACTACCATTAAAAGTTAAATTAGCTTCTCCTTCTAAAGTATTAGCAGTACCAGAGCCAGTAATAACTCTGTTATCTGCGTTGTTGTTTATTGTTGTACCAGCAGGGATGCTTACTGTTTCAAAGCTAGGATCTGCTCCGTTGTTTGCTCGTAAAAACTTACCATCACTTGATCCATCTCCATGAGGTAATTTATCTAAAGTTACAGATTGATCTTCAAGTCCACCTGATTGTGTTTTGGTTAGTCCCATTAGTCTGCCTCCTCTGCTGTATTAGTTTTAGCCCACTCCAAGTATTCTTGGTAGTCGGTGTTTGCTTCGTCTAATGGAATAACATTTAATATATTTCCATTCATTTTTTTTACTAAATCTACAACATTTGTAATTGGATTTTTTATTAGCTTGTAGATTGGATCTGTTGGAAATGTCATAATTATAATTCAGCAGAAAGAGTAATTTTGGATGCTGCGTTTTGATTTCTTGAAAAACAAGAAGCATTTTGGGTAACATTTGTACTATTATCATATATTTCACAACCTGTATCTAAACTTACAGCTAATGAAAAGTTAGCACCACTTTCATATGCCGCTGTTCCACCATAAAAATGTCCATAATAATTAGTACCAGTTGCTACAGTCATTGATGGAGCAGCTCTCATTTTTACAGGAAAAATGACAGGTATGAATACATTGGCTGCTGTCCAACAAGTTCCATTTCCCAAAGGTGAATTATTACCTTCACATAAAACATAGAAATATCTCTGACATAAAGCAAGCTCCTGACCGAATGACCTATGCTCAAAATCTGTTGCCACGCTGCCTACTTCTAATTGAACTCCTGTAATTTCTAAGGTTGCATCATTTGTTGTGTACCATGTTGAAGTCATGTCTGGTACTCTGGCTGATGAACTGTAAGCTGCCCATTGATTTAAAGTAACAGACCCAGTACCATCTGTACCTCTAAATGCAACGAATTCTAAAAGTAACCCAGCACCATTGTCATTATTAAAAATTAAATTTGCATTTCCAGGAATAGTTTTTGTAACTTTTGTCCAAGTATCAGCAGTTAATGAACCTGTTTCAATTGGATAATTATATTTCGTACTATCTTCACTTCTAATCATTACATAAAAGTTTTGAGCAACACTTGACTTTATCCAAAAGCTCAATGTCACATAGCTAGATGTAGATAAATAATTCCAACCACTATTAGCAATATCTTGTGCTTCAACCGAATAATCAATCGCAACTAAATCTCCACTACCAGCACCACTTGTTTGATTTCCATTTGTTACCTTTAATGCTTTTCTAAAACCTAAAGTATAAGGTGTTGTCCCACTTGTAACATCAACCTGTGCATGAGTAGGAGCTTCATCAGTACTTTGACTATAAACAGCATATCTATCAACACTTCCATAACCAGAAGTTGTAGATGACGTACCCCTTTGACTTATTAAAAATGCTCCGTTCAGAATCAAATTTTTATTAGTTCTGTTTGTAAGATTAGCAGTACACGTTCCATCGGTATTGTTGACAGTAATCGCAGCAGCACTAGCTCCTACCCCTTTTATCGAATTTACCTTGATCTCTGACATAATTAACTAGGTTTTGGATTGTCGGTTTTTACCTTTTCACAGGCGGCATAGTACGCTTCTAGTTTAGTCGAATCTCCTTTACTATTCCAATACATTGCATCTGCAAAATCTCCTAAACTTGGATATAAAGGTTGTCTATCGGTTTTGTACTTAACAGCAGCAAATTCAGAATTTAATGTGGTTCGTGCAGCGTCAATCTTACTTTGTTCTAAAGTTACAGACTTACCATCTTTATCAAAAGCACCTGCCTCATCATCAATCGTTACAGCGTTTGGATAAGCTTTTCTTATCGCTTCAAAATCTAATGGCATTATGCTGCTACCTCCATGAGGGTTATTGTTGAAGTACCGTTTATTGTAAATGCTGAATTAGATCCTGTTGATGTCCTATTAATACAAACTTCACGTGTATTTTTAAAGCTACCCATTTGTAATTTATAAGTAGTTGCAGAGGTTGTGTTTGGAGAATCTAAAAAAGTATATCCTAAAGTATTTGTATGATTACCGTCTGCTATATAAGAACCAAAAGTACAACCAGTTATATTTCCATAGGCATTAGATCCAGTACTCAGTACAGTGGAACCACGAAGTAAATTAAAACCTAAAAAAGAATCTCCTTCTCCTCCAATATGAAGAGAAAGTACAATATGTATTTTACTTGAAGCAGAGGTTGGTGTAATTGCTCTACTCATACCAGTTATATCTACAAAACTTCCACTTGTAGTTGCAAAGGCACTTGCTTTATGAGTGGTTACAACTTGAAGAATTTTACTTTGAGTTATCGCAGGGGAAAGTTTAGTTGAATCTAAAGTGCTTTGACTTGTTAATAGCGTTCCATCTGCAATGTCAGGTAAAGCAATAACTCTGTTATTACTAGATGATGAGGGTGCTTGTAAGCTGAAAGACCCACCACCTGACGCTGCGTTTAGTTTAATCTTTGCGGTCATGTTGCTAGCTCCATTACTGTTAGATAACTTGGTAAGAAATCTCCATATGTTTGGTTGTATTCAGTTTTAGTTCTATTTAAATACCACGTTGATGTGACTTGAGAAAATAACTGAACTTTATATTGCAAATTACCTCCAGCAGAAACATTTGGAGAATCTATATATGAATTAATATGAGCCGTACTTATAGTGCTGTCTGCGTTGTCAGCGTTGTAACCGTGAAAAGCAGATGTAGCTTTTAATGCGTTTGGAAAACCTGTATTATCTCCAATGGCAATATCTACGTTGTTGCCATCAGCAAAACCAGCAGTTACATTTCTAATTAATTTTAGAAAATATACTTGGTTACTTTGTGTACCTTCACCTGATACTTGTGCTGTAATTATAAATTTTGAATTAGTAGCAACAGGTGTAACTGTTGTATTTATAGGATATAAAGTTAAAAAAGTAGCTGCACTCGTAAACGAATAAGCTGTATGAGTTGCTACTGATGTTGTGACTGCTTGAAGAATCTTACCTCCAGCACCACTTGCTAGTTTCGCAGAGGTAACAGCGTTAGTAGCAAGCGTATCTGTATCTACACAACCATCTGGTAAGCCGCCTACGGCTAAACCTGTAATTGTTCCGTTTCCATTAATGATTACTGCCATAATTAAAGAATAACAAGAGTTGCACCAGATGGCACGGTAATAGTAACACCTGAGTTTATCGAAGGACTTATAGTAACTGCATTTTTATTAGAACTTAAAGTATAAGAAGTCGTAACTGTCTGACCTGTCTCAACAAAAACCTCATCACTTCCTCCTCCAGTAGCTCCAGCAGATATTCCTGTCAATGCTGATCCATCAAGAGCTGGTAACGCTCCAGTTAATGCAGAAGAAGGTAAATTAGTTAAACTTGCACCCGATCCACTGAATATAGTTGCTGCTAATAATCCTGTTGCAGAGTTAAATGTAAGGTTTGATCCTGACTTTAATCCCAAGTCTCCTGTCGCAGCAGTAGCAAACAATGGGAAGCAAGTAGTATCGGAACTTTCATCAGCAATCGTATTGGTTGTCGCATTACCAACTGCAATCTGCGTTCCCATATTGACAATGAAATATGTAGAACCATTTGGAGGAGCAGAATCGAAAATAATATCAGTACCACTAACAACATATCCATCTGTCATATCTCCTTGTCCAGACCCATCATTAGGTTGCTGCATAACACCGTTGATAGATACTCTCAATATCTCTGCATTTACAGGTGTTACTGCTGTACTTGTACCTTTAGTAACCAGTTTAAATCTGTAAGCAGATCCATTAAATGTTGCAGAACCTCCACCAGTTCCAGATGATGATGCAATATCTAAAAGATCAGCACTTCCAGTACCACCTCCAGACCCACCAATTTCACCCCAAGCACTTCCGTTATATCCTTCAAATTCAGTTGTTGTACTGTTAAATCTGAACATACCAGCAGAAGGAGATCCTGGCCTTTGGCCTGTAGTTCCAGACGCTACGTCTATAGCTCCTGTTCCTGTCATTGATATATCACCGCTAGTTGTTAAAGCGGTTAACGTTCCAACAGAAGTTAAAGAACTAGCAGTAACTCCACTTGCTAATGTATTGCCAAACAACCCACTAGCTAATGTTGTCGCAGAGTTCATCTGAACTGCATTACCCATTAACCCATGAGCAGAACATTGATAATGAAGAACAGTTGGAGTCGTGTCTGATACCACAATCTGTGTGTAAGCCCCACTAGATCCAGGAGTTCCTGATGTTGTAACTCCAGTTGTATATGCTGTTGTTTTATTAGCTTCTAAATAAAAACGTAGAGGATGACCACTATTACTACCGTCTGACTGGTCAAACTTATATGTTCTACCTGGTGTGAGAGTTATAAAAGGTGCTTCTTTAGTATCAATTTTATATCCGTTACTTGATCCACTTCCGTTATATCTGTGAGCAGCAGTTTTACTAGCAACTGTAACTGTAAAAGTTTTTACCGATCCAGTATAAGTAGCAGCAAGACTAGCAAAACCTCTTATATTTCCATCATTTGTAAGAGTTACATCACCAGAAAAATCAGGACTAGCAGTAGATCCTGGAGCAACCCATGACATATTTCCAGAGCCGTCACTTGCAAGAACATAACCACTAACTGAAGTATCTGTAGCTGGTAAAGTCCAAACAACATTAGATGAAACTGTAGCTGGAGATTTAAAACCTACATAATGAGAAGAGTCACTATCTAAATATCTGATTTCTTTTTGTCCCGAAACAGATAGATGCTCACTACTTGTCCAAGAATCTGTAGAATTTACCCAATTAAATGTCTTATCAGTAGCACCTTTTAGAGTTATTCCACCTCCATCAGCAGTTGTATCAGAAGGAGAGCTAACCTTTCCAAGCGTAATATTTTTATCTTCAACATCAAGATTGGTGGTATCAATAGTGGTTGTCGTTCCACTAACAGTCAAATCACCAGGTATTGTTACAACTCCAGAAGAGTTGATTGTAAGTCTTGCCGCACCAGCCGTTACAAACTGTAGAGCATCTGCTCCAGCACTTGTAAAACCTGTATTTGGATCGCCTGTAAAAGCAAAAGAAGGTAAACTTGTTGACCCTGCTGGTGCATTACTTAACAAGTTTGAATAACTAATCTTTTTATTCTTTTCTGTGCCAGAAGCACTTTGATCAATTATTGGCAGCGTATCTGTACTTGCTGGTGCAGTTAACTCTGTAAATTCTGATATTTTGCGGTTTGTCATAATTTAAAATTTAATAACATACATAAGAGCTTTGTTTTTTACACGAACTTCAGTACCACCATCATTACCTGTAGAGCTAGGAGTTGTTGAACCAGTATTAGCAGAATAACCTCTCAAATCTTGACCATCTGCACTACCTCCTTGTTCTAACTCAGCTAATCTGCCACCACTTTGAGTAACGCTTGAAATACCAGTACTATTAAAATCATTCCCTACACCACCACCACTACCTTGAGCAAAGGCATAAGCATGAGTATGAGCAGCACTTGAATGATCGTGAGTTTTATTTTGATCTGATTGACTAGATGCAAATGATCTCCCACTATCAACCCCAGCACTATTATCCCAACCTCTTACAAACTGTCCTCTAAGATCAGGTAAGTTAAATGTAGAAGAACCATCTCCTGCTCCCCATGTTGTTGAGATTGAACTAAACAAACTTGCATAAGTTGATCTACTAACAGCAGCACCATTACATTCTAAATAACCTGATGGAACTGTAGTGGTAGCAAAGGTAAATACTGAACCTGCTGGTACTCCATTAGCAATTTCTCCCCATCCAGTTCCGTTATAACCTTCAAATTGCGTAAGGCTGGTATTAAATCTTATATCACCTGTAGCAGGAGTGGGGCGTTGAGCCGTAGTTCCTGATGGTAATTGCAAAGAACCAGTACCAGTTAATACCAAATCACCAGCAGAAGTTACAGTTCCAGAAAATGTAGGAGATGCTTTAGTTGCAAGTCCAAGATTATTTGCATCCGTTAAATCTCCTAAAGTTAACCAACCATTATTCGAGGCATTTCTTATTTTTAATAAATTATTAGCAGTATCAGCCCATAATTTATAAGCAACGGTAGTACTAGGATCAGAAGATCCACTATTTAACGATTGAATATCACCGAGACAAGTATTTAAATCTGCTCTAAAAGTCGCTCCTACAGCATTGGCAATATCATAATCATGCGTGTTACTCATTTATGTGACCTCCTTACCAAAACCTGACGCTGCCCATACAAAAGATCGTGCAACTGCTGAACTTCCATTTTTAAAGGTGACTTGAAATCCTGTCCTACTAATATTAGCAAGTTCAAAGAAATCACCTGTTTGTTGAGTTGTTGGTGTCACTACGACAGTTGGTGTTTGTTTAAATGGATTTGTGAAAGAAACAGTATATTGTGACGATCCAGTAGTAACTGGAGTTGAAATAGATTCTGTTCTTCCTTGTAATTCTAGTGTAGCTCCTAATTCACTTACAGCTATGTTTTGGTTTGTGTCACTACTTGTTAATATTGCTTTAAACTGAAATGCTCTTCCAGTTATTAAAACGTTACTAAATTCTTTATAGGCACTCCAAGTTGGAGATCCAGAAGGATTATCATTTGTTGACCTTACATAAACAGCAGCATTACAAGCAGTAGCTTCTGTTAAACCTCCAACAGCATCAATATATCCCCAACTATCTATAAGATCAGTTCTTGAATCCCATAAACTATTTAATATAAAATTACTAGCTTTTAAAGTTTTTCTTAAATTAACATCGTAAGGTTGGGTTAAATCGACAGAATTAGCAAAAATATATTCTCCCGAAGTTGCAGAAGCACTATTGGTAACTGTTAATTTTAAAGCATCTATAGAAGCATCATAAACAGTATTACTTTTAGAACCTGTAAAGTTTGCAGTATGTTCGTCAACCGTTGATACTACAAGTCTTTCTGTAGGTGTTGGGAGATTGGTTGTGACTCTTGTATTGTTCCAATCCGAATCATTAGAACCAGGAGCAGCAGATTGTCTCCCACCATCATCTTCAAACTTAATTAAATACGTTCCAGAAAGTAACGGAACAATTTTTTGTGTTTGGTTTCCAGCAGCAGCAACTACAATTTCTTGTGCATCTTTCCATTGAGCTAATGAAGTCAGAGAAGAATGTCTGATAAGAGTTTTACCTCCTAATAACACATCAAGCTCTGACGCACGATTCCAACTTAATATTGCACTTGACTCATCTATAGGAAGTAAACTGACACCACTAACATTTGCTGGAACAGCAGTTTTACCCACAGCTACAAATGGATTTAGAGAGTTAGGTAAGGTTGATCTTAAACCAGAGGCACTAACGCTATAAACTTCAATCGTATAATTACCAGCAATCGTATCTAATATTTCATAACTTTTTGCACCTTCAACAGAAACAGAAGTATAGTTTCCTTGTTCAAATCTCCATCTAACATAAACATTATCAGTAGAAGTAGTCCAACTAACAATAATTTTTACCCTTGCAATACCAGTATTTTCATAAATAACTTCTTCGGCTGTGATACCAGTTGGAGAAGTAGGAGCTACATCTAAATTTGTAACATCTCGCTCTGTTAAAGCAATACCACTTTCAATATGATTATATTTACCAGCGTTATATTCACTTGCTGTAATGACATGAGTAGTTCTATCTTCTTCGCTAATAGTTAACACTCTCCAAGTTGATGTAAGAATATCTGTTGTTTGATAAATCCAAACACTATTAGCTTGGGGAGCAGAAGTAAAAGCACTTGATACTGATATAACACTTCCTGAGATACCACTAACAGTTTTATTTTCTACTGAACCATCAGATAACACTACAGATAAAGTAGATCCTACGGAAAAAGATAATCCTGTTACATCATCTACAGTTACCGCAGTAGTTGTTGCAGATTGAATACGACCACCTCTACGTTCTCCTGACCTTACAGGATCAGCTATTTCTATGATCTGCCCAGGTCTAACAATAACTCCAGCATCAACTGAAGTAGCAAATGTCACGACTTCACGCTCTACGTTTTCCATATAAAGCAACCACTTTGCCAAACGATTTGCTTGACCTCTACTTGTACAAGCAAAAGCATTTATATTTTTTACGACACTTCCATATCTAGCTTGGTTTGCGGTATCTATAACTTCTTCGTAATTAACATCTCTAAGGTCTAAATCCATATATTTTGCAACTACAACTGTAGGTCTAGTTCTTTGAGATGTATTCTGATAAGTAAATCCTGGAGGCGTTACGTTACTTAAATTAAACAAGTAACTAGAATCTTTTGGAGAATCCTGCGTAATAGTTAAGCTACCAGCTTCGTAATAAGGCATGGCTCTAAATACAGAGCACATTTGATTTATTACGTTATAAGCTTCCTGTTGATTTTGGATCGAAACATTGCAACTAAATCTAGGTTCTGTTGCACCTGTTCCAGTACCATCATCTACCTGTTCAGAACAATAAACTGATGCCGCATAAAAACTAAACTTATCTAGACCAGACTCTTGTAAATGATCTCCTAATCCATACCTAGAAGAGGTCAGGAGGTCATATAAACACCAAGCTGGATCATTTGTATATTGTGCTGCTCCAAGCGTTCCATTAAAAACTCCTGTGTAAGATAAGCTGCCATCGGAATTAACAGTAGCGTTATGAGGAATCTTTACTTTGATTCCTTTTACCAAATACTTTCTAGTAGGAATAGATGTAAATTGTTCTGCATCAACCTTTAAACCAACTAATGCACTATTCGCATATGTTCTAAGATCATATTTAATTTCTACATAACTGTTGAATTGAATTTCATTAGCTAATTTACTAGATGCACTATCTGCTGTTATTCTTGTGACTTTTATATTGACAGGAAAAGCTCCATCTAAATTTATTAAATAATCTCTTTGGTAAGTATCAGGAGTTCTTCCTGTGATTTTTCCAGCATTACCAGAGACTACAGTTTGATATGAACCACCACTATATTGAACAGCTATCTCTAATTGAACTTCAGTACCAAAAATATCTCCTTTATCACTTAAAGATTGTAAGGATGGAACAGTTATTGTTACTGAAACTGCATCAACTGTAGAATCTGTAATCTGAACAACTTTAGGTGTTGCCTGTGGAACTGTAGAAAATCCTGTTGATTTTGTAGTTTCTACATTTTTTGTTATTGGAATATTTGTTTGATTAGATGTACCAGTTCTAGCCTCAAAAGTTACATCTTTAAAATTAAACGTACCATCAGCCGATTGTAATGGTGTGTTGTTTAAAAATATAGATTTTGCACCATCTACTAAACCACTTATCTCTCCTTCACTAATTAAATCTAATACTTTAGCAAACTGTTTAGAATCTAAGTTGTCTTTAGCTTCGGTAGGAGTACCGCCTCCACCTCCTCCACCTTTTCCTCCGCCACCACCAGAACCTATAACTTTACTCATACTTCCACCTGTGCAGTTTCAATACCAGCCGATATTACTACCGATCCAGTTAATACTTCACCATAAATAATAGGAACAGCTACTCCTGCTCTACTTGTATTTTGTATGCCACTAAAATTAAAAGATAATCTAGGATCTTGCTCACTTTCAGAAATTTTAGGAACAGGAGTAAGCATATCGCTAACACCACTTAAAACTAAAAAACCTCCAGTATAAATAGCAGCTTTTGTTAAAGCACCTGTAGTTCCAGTTAAACTAGCAAACCCAAAACCTTCTTTACCAAAATTTAGAGCAATATTAGGATTTAACAAAAAAGCACCACCTATTATTGCTGCTCCGAGTAATACTTTTCCTATCCCTCTACCTCCCTCACCTCCAACTACAGGAATAATTTTTATATCCTCTTGTCCATTCGGATAATGTAATTCTTTTTCTTCTAACTCCCAGTTATCAATCGCAACTTTATAATATCTATCTGCCATATGTTTTTCTAACTGTGGAAAATTTACCACTAAAAATCTTATTGCCTGTGCAGCAGTATGTACTTCAGCTTCAAAAGTTTTTTCACCTAAAAACTTTGCTAGTTCTCCGTATAGCTTAATTTTACGCAGCATAACGAATCCTTTTACCTGTACATTTTAGCAGCCATTCATCTAATAGATCACGACTTGATAACCTATTTTGCAAATGATGTAAAACTGTTTGCTGTCCTAAGTAAACACCAATATGATTTAATCCGCTACTACATATTGACATTAATAATAAATCTCCTACTTCTAAATCTTCTTCCTCTGATAATTCTCTAAAGCCTGTTTTAGCAAAACAATCTGCAAACATTGGATTTTTTATAAAATCTTCTGATGAAACTGGTCTAATCCAATCTATTAATTGTATTCCTAATTCTTCCTTATACCAATCTCTACATAAACTCCAGCAATCAGTAACACCCCATACCCATTGTCTACCTATTAAAGGTGCTTTATATCCACAAGGTTCATAAGATTCCCATTGTTTTAAATTAGGTTGAACAATCCACCATTTTAAATTTGACTTTTCACACGCAACTTTATCTGCTTCACTTGGTTTTGGACTTGTTACGGGATGACTATGAACAACAGCTATTATTTCTCCTTGATCTTCAGCTTTAACCCAATCATCTCCATCTAAAATAAATTGATCAGTTGGATCGAAAGCTAAATTTTTACAAGGAAAATATACCTCTTTACCTTTTTTGATTAACAAAAGACCACAAGATTCTCTTGGGTTTTCTTTTATTGCGTGTTCTAACGCTTGATCTTTCCACATTATGAGAAGAACGTACCAACACCAGGGAAATCTGCTGGTAATACTTGCCTTTTAGGTAGACGAACACCCTCTATGTCATAAGTGGCTGCTAATTCAAATTCAATTATGTCTCTGTTTTCTGTTGATTTTCGGTCAATTATAAAAATTTGCTCATCAAAAGTAGCAGTAGAATCTGGTGTCCCATGAGGATTATCACCTGACTCTTCATTAATTGCACTATTATTTTCTTGAATAATATTACTGCCAGTTTCTAATAAAATCTGACCCCCAAGAAAATTTACACTATCAATATATCTTTCTAGAGTTCTTATTCTTGTAACCTTTGCTCCTTCTAAACCTTGAGGTAAAGTTAAAATTATTGTTGTAAAAGTCCCTAATATATTAGATATTCTTAAACGTGGTCTGGGAGTCTGTTTGCCATTAAATTCAAAACCCTCAGCTTCTATTGGCATCTTTACATATTCAATATTATTAAAAACTAAATTACCGTTATTGTTTTCATTCACTCCATTATGAAAATAATATTTTGTATTGGATCCATGAATAGCAGTAATAAGTTCAAGCTGAAAAAGCTCAACAATATTACTAGGATTTATCTTCTGTAGTTCTGATACAGGAGTAGCCATTAGGGTTCAAATACTTGCTGGAACGTCATATTTAAACTAGCCCTATTTAAGAAAGGTGTTCTTTTAGTCCATTGAAGGCATACCCATTTGTAAGCAACAGCACTACCAGGAGGTTGCCAATCAAAAGAAGCACCATCATCTGCTCTCGCTTCAAGAAAGCTTTCTATCGTATCTGAATCTGATTCGGAAACATCAAAAGTCAAAGCCCAAATATACGGTTTTGTGTTTAATCCAAATTTAATTCTATGTTGGTAGCCATCATTAAATTGTGTAGTTCGGATTTGTGGGGATGTCGTTTTATTAGCATTATATGAAGGATTTATAGAGGGAAAGGTAGCCATTATGTTAATAATCCTCCAGGTCTTTTCTGTTTAATCAATTCTGATTGTATCGCTGCTGATAACATTTGTCCTAATTCCCTGCCTTTTTCTCCATCACCTTCAACAGAAGAACCAGAAGCATCTACGTTTACAACTACGTTTGTTGATCCTCCGAGTGCATGGTTTGGTGTAATCATTCCAGATACACCTGGGGTAAACAATTCTGGTCCACGTTCTCCTACTATATAAGGATTACCTCCTTTTACTGGTCCTCCGTCAGCTTTAAACATACCTAGAAGTCCACCTGTTACAGATCCACCACCTACGTTTCCGAATATTGCCATATTTAATGCTGCGTCTGCTAACTTATCCACTACATTTCGTAGCACATCATTTAAAGATTGAGTTCCTTTTATTAGACCTTTTATTCCGTCACCAATATCTATAGCTATTGTGTCTTTTAACTTATCAAACGCATCTGCTACCTTATTTGCTATATCAACAGTCTCTTTTAACTTGTTATTGTTTGTTACTGTATTTGTTATTATTTTTCTCTGTTTTTCTATCTGGGTTATCTGAGTCGCAGTTAATTTTTCCTGATCGCCAAGAACTTCTTTCGTTAATGCTCTTACTCGTGCTTCTATATCAGCTTTAACTTCTCCTCCGTTTATAGTATCTTGTAAAACAAGACTTTCTTCCGTTAAATTTTCTAATTGGTTTTCTGAAATTCTCTTAACATTCTTTTGTGTGACTAGACCAGCATCTTGTAAGTCTAATATCTTTTGCCTTTTAACTAATTCTTCCCTTAAAAACTCAATAGCCCTTCCTTTAAAAGCCTCACCCGTAAAAGTTTTTCCACGAACTGTTACGCCCTTTTCAAAGTCAAGTGGTGCTCGTGAAACAGTTTGCATCTCAGCTTTTATCTTATTCATTTCTAGATCTTCTCCACCCCTGAATGTCACTCTTGCTCTGTCAGATAATGCTCTTGTACCTTCTTTGTCAAATATCTTGAATCTATTGCCTATAAATAGAGCAACCTTAGCTACAGCAACTTGCATACCAAGCATTGCTCTATCAAAATCATTCTTAAGTCGAGTCGAGGACTCCCCAAACTGTTTTATAGCTGCAACACCATCATCTCCTATCAATAAAGCCATTTGCCTAGTAACTTCATTTAAAGCATCAGTTTTACTTGCTACTTGAGTATAAATATCTAACTGTTGCCCTAAAGCTGTTCCTGTTAATCCTAAAGAAGATGCAACAGCAGCAGCATCAGCAGTAAGTGGACTTAAAGCACTTCCTAAGTCTGCTATACCTTTAAGAGCTCCCTGTATTTGCTGTACAACAGCAGTAGCAGCAATACCTCCTGCGAAACCTCCCATTTGTCCAAACATTCCACCAATACCACCACCAAGACCACCAGCTATAGCTCCTACTGGACCTTGGCCGAATAGTAGGGGAAAAGCACCACTTATTAATGCACTCTGTGTGTCAAATCCTTGAGTAGGCATCAATCCTGCACGACTAAGGGGATTATTCATAAATGTTCGCCCACCTTCCCTATTTCTTGATTGTCTATCAGACAACCTACTGAAATCTCCTTGAGGAGACATTTTTAACCTTTGTGCTTGTTTAGCTACCTGCTTTGACTCTAACTGTAAATTTTTTGCAGTCGCTTTACCTTCTTTAACCTTAATCCTAACTATATCTTTGCCTAAACTTAAAGACTTCTTTCTATTTAACTCTGCTTGTTTTTGATCTGACTTGGTTCGAGCCTCCATTTTTTCCAAAGCTTTTTGAACAGGAGAAACGGAAGTCGTTGGGTCATTAAGTATAGCTGCAATATTAGCAGCAGACCCTATCTGATTTGTTTTACCAAATACAGGAGATCCTACACCTGTAGATAGTGCTCTTCCCATTGGAAGCATTTGTGGCCCATACTGTGCAGCACTAAATCCTGTCGTTCCTGCCGCAACACTTCCTTTAAGAGGTTGTGGTCCGTACCTTGCAGCACTAAAACCAGTACTTAGATTTCTAGCATCTCGATCCAGCATACTTATGCCTCTGCTGCCTGGTTTTAACGCTTCAGTACTAGGTAAAGCTAATAAATTATTTGGGCCTATACCTTTACGTTGCCTGTCATTAAAAGCAGCAAACTTTCCTGCTGTTCGTATCAAAGATAATTCTACTCTTTTCTTACCTATTATTAAATTTAAGTCACGTAGTCTTTGTCTATCTACACCAGCAAGTTTTGTCTCCCCCTGAACCCTTTTTTCTAAGCCTTTCAATTCATCAGCAACAGACTTATTAATTGCTCTAGCTGATTCTATTCTTCCTTTATCTAAATGTTTAGAAGCTTTGTTAATATCTAACCTTAATTTATCTACTTTAAGTCCTTTTTCATCTAATTTTCGTACTTGAGTTCCTAACCTTGCGGTTACTCTCATAGTTGCGTATCTTTTATCTTGCAACTGAGCTTGTTGTCTTTGTATGGTAAGAGCTTTTGTTTCTACTCTTAAGGGCTTATTTAAGTTTGTCCTAAGTCTATTTACACGTCTTTCTAATGCTTCTAGCTGGTTTCTAGCTGGCTTGGTATTTAATTTTATATTTACGCTGTAATTTGAAGCAGCCACTTACACAAAAAATTACTAGATAAAACAAGTTTAGCGTACTTTGCGTGTCTGGGCTTGCCTCTTTGCTTTTTCGTAGGCTTGTTCTTCTCTTTCAGATTTTATTTCAAAGTAAGCGTTCCAAGCATACAGTTCTTGTGTAGACATATTTTCTCTTATTTCCCTATGGGTGTAGCCTAATTTCTCCGCTATAAAAAATTGTAAATACACAGAGTTATTTTTCTTTAGTTTAGCTTTTTACGGCATCGGGGCTTTCCTCCTCGCCCATACTTTGCATCTTGGTCATAATATCCAGCAGAACTGCTAAAGGTATTTCTCTTCTTAAAGATGGTAAATCTGCTGGTGTAAATAATTTTGTACCAGATTCATCCTCGGCTTTTGTAACAATAACCTGTAGTGCAAAGTCAAGACTTCCTTCCTCCTGACCTTTGTTCATAGCTATTAGTGTACTGTTTATTGTGTCTCTATCAGCTATTGTAAGGGGCGACCAGAATATCTTTAAAATAAGTTCTTCTCCCTTTAAAATGGAGTAGCTACTACGTTCTTCGACACTAAAGGCTTGCTTTAGTTTGTCTATCGCTCTTACTGTTGGCATAAAAAATTGTATCTATTCTTGTAGTATAGCTTATTACTAATAATCAGCAGCAAAGCTTATATTTTTAGCTTTAAATGTTTCAGCTAGTGCTAACGATATAGCATCATTATATTGTTCAGTCTGCATATAAACTTTATACCAATCAGGATTTTTACTAGGTGGGGTTATTTCGTTCACTAATTGTGAGTGTTCATAATATGTTATCCCTGCTGCATCTCCTACAGGTGCAGTAGCCCCTGGGTTGTTAACAGCAAATCCAGCATACTCAGCTTCGTTACCTATGTATAAATCTTTTTCCAATGGAACTTTTTTGGGTTTTTTTCTTCCTGGTAAGTAGCGAGATTTTCTTATTTGGTCATAAGTTGATCCTGACATTCCATCCTCTCCCTTATCTTGCCAATGTAAAGGAGCGTCAAAAGCTACTATATCCCCATCTTTTATTTCTTCTCTTTTTCTTGCTTTTGTAATAGGCTCTACTGGAGTTTCACTTATTTTCCAACTTGTAGCAAAATGTCCTGTCCACCAAGGACCAGATGCCTGTAAATCCTGAACCATTGCAGAGGCAACTTTACCTTTGAGTCTTATCATATCCTGCTCTAAATCAGCAGTAAGATGTGAGATGTCTTTATTAGGCATTGGCGGTAAAACTACAGCTGACTACAGATAGAAAGTGACTTTCCCTTTCTGTGCTAACAGAAGTCGGTCCAGTTATCTGTGAAACACGGGGAGAAGCAGAAAAAGAATCTGAGTAACCTGATGCGTTTACGGAAGTTAACCCATCTATTACTGCTTCAGCTATTGCTGCTCCATCTGCTGTTCCCTTATTTTTAGGTGTCATAACTCCACAGGTTATAGACCCTCCATAATAATTAAGTGATTCACCTTGAGGCTGAACTGTTGATTGAGTAAAGTCAAGACTTACCATTACATATTTTTTGTTCTTACCTGGTGTCGTAAAAGGCATATTATCGAACACAACTGTTACCGTGTTGTCGGCAGTTGTTACTGCGTTTTTGATTGCGGTTTCAAATGCTGCTCTTGCGTTTACTAAAGTCATTAGAAAATAACGTCAACTCTGAATAAGTACTCTTGACCACCACGCAAAGTTCTTACATCTGTAATCTTTGCAACTCTGGTCGATCCAGAAAATGTAAGAGTTATTTCGTCTGATAATAGTGGCTGGCTATCTCCTATCAGGTCGGGGGTTATGTATATACGAGCTACATTTTCTTGAAAACCAGATTCCTCGGTAGATTGTACAAATTCGATAGGTACATCTATGCTATACGAAGTATCAGTTGATGTTACTACTCCTGTAGATGTGTTGTAAGAAGCAGAAGTCTTTCGTGTGTAAATGATTGATGTATCTAGGGATTTACCTAAATCACTTACTACTTGTTTAGCTACATTGGCTAATAGTGAATCTAGTTGTCCTGCCATTATCCTCTAACCGCCCTTAGTTGGAAAGTTCCTGCTCCACCTAGCATATATGCTCCAAGATAACTTTGTAACCACGGGTAGACATCAAGAATATTATTTACAGC